CCAGTCATTTTGTATGTTTTACGAAAGCCTAATTCGCCGCCGTCTTGTGGGTTTTTAGCCATTTTACTGTCCTTCAGTGGGGGTTTGTGGTTGTACTGCCTGTTGTTGTAGTGTTTGTTGGTGCTGCTGATCGTTTTGTACTAATTGTTGCTGGTGTTGCTGAGCGGCTTGTTGTGACTGCTGAAAATGCTGCTGAGCTTGTTGTTTTGCCTGTTGCTGAGCGTCAATTTGAGCTTTGACTTGTGCGGCTTGTTGTTGGAACGCTTGCTGTTGAATTTCTAAACCGTGCTGACGAATATCTTGCTCTGCTTGCTGTGACGCTTCCAAGGCCGTAATATTTTGTTCGTGAGCCATTGCGGCCTGATCGGCAGTAAATGCTGCGTTTGCTTGGATTGCCGCAATACGCTCGCGTGATGAGTTGTTGATATCGGCCATTGCAATGTTTGTCGCGTTTTTGTTAGAGTCGATAGCAGTCTGAGTCTGATACTTTGTCTGCAACTCGGCAACTTTTTGTTGTAGCTCTGCAATTTTGAGCTGGTAATTTTGCTGGTCTTGACTTTGCTGCATTTGCATTTTGGCCTGAGCCTCTTGCTGTTTGCGTTGTGTCTCGGCCATTTGAGTCTTGAGCAATACCTGAGCGGTAGGGTCTGCAGAGGCGGCGTTTTGTTGTTGTTGCTGCTGAGCCTGCGCGACTTTTTGAGCCAATGCCTGGATTTGCTGGACGTATGGAGCCATGTTTTGCTGGGAGTCTTGTCCAACCATTTGTGATGCTAAGGCAAGGGCTTGCTGCGCGTCAATGTCCAGTGGCTTTTCTTGATGTAAGTCAAGTGTGTCTTTGCCACCTGACGCCTGCGCTACGTAAGAGCGCATAGACTGCAAGTAGTGTAATGTTAAGTGCTGCTTAATGTGCTCTAAAGCGTGAGGAGCAAAAGTAGGACCAATAACAGGGTTGCCACCGTAAGCGGGATTATTTGCATAGTCTAGGTGAACCTTAATGTGAGAGATATGGTCTTGGTCTGGATACGCGGCCGCAGGACGGCCCATAGTCATAGAGACGTTTTCAAGAGCAGGATTAGACTCTTTAGCTCCCATTGGGTTAGGTAATACTTCCTCAATGTTAGGAACTTTTAATTGTTCTAGTACGCGGCGATAAATGCCGCGTATGTCAAACATGTTAGGTGGCGCAGAAGCAGCCATTTGTAACAGGGCCTGGTTCTGTGCAACGCGCTGAGTCTCAGAAAAAATGTTGGGGTCTGATACTGGGCGAATGTCATTGTTTGACGCAAAGTCACGAACACGAATCTCTTCGCCGGACTGATTGTCCATCTCGTCTAAGTACCAATGATTTAGGCGGGATATAATTGATAATGACTTAGCCTGGCTGCGGTGCATGCGCGCATGAATTGAAGAGAATACTTTAGCACCCTGTTCAATCAAAGCCTGCGCTGTGCCAACTGGCATGTTGTTGTTTGCCTCGCTGATTTTTTCTTCAGCGGTAGTGACAACGCCTTTTGCTGCGTCTGTCAACCAACCCATTAATTCAAGTAATACACCAGATGGCGCATTAAACGGCATCGGCATTGCAATCTTACGTACGTCGTCAACGCCAGGGGCGCCTTCAATCTCAACTACTTGGGTTGGCTCAATCCTGTCACTTTGTCCGCCAATTCGTCCGCCTTTGAGCTTAAGCATTGTCTGGCTGTTGTTGATATGAGCAGCGTCAAGCAGAGCGCGTAAAGAACCAGTAAGAGCAGCGCTGAGCCCACCAATAAGATGGGGGAGACCAATAGCATAAGCGCCACGCCAAGGTATGAATTTGAACTCAACATACCAGTCCAGCTTTTCGAGTTTGTCATCATTTGCTTCCCAGTTACGATATAATCCAAGTACTTTAGAAGATGACTCGTCGATTGTTAAAATGTACGGGGCGCGGCGTCCTTCTGTTAAAGGATCATCCTCTAAACGAATAAAGCAAGTAATCTCGTAGATACGACGTAGACCATCAATATTTTTAGATGGCTCAGATTTACCTTCAATCTTGTTGTTTGCTTTTTCAGAGCGTGTCTGATCGGTTAACGGCGCGTCAGAAGAATAATTAAGGTTGTCTACGTCACGGTAGATACCGGCCTCAATACGTTGTAAATAAGTATCTTCTGTAATGTCTTGTACTTCAGTTACGCGTGGTGACGTGTAAAAGTTTGTAGAAGAGTACGGTAAAAGAATATTGTCAATTGCTACCCACTCGCAAGTAGGGCGGCGTTGCTCAGCGTCAAAGCGCCATTTTAAAAACTGTGAACCACCTAGTGGCAATTGAGTAAACAACTGCTCCATTTCGTCACGGTACTCAGGGATCTGCTCCGTGAGCTGCCAGTTCATAAAGTTTGCTTTACGCTCGGCGGTCTCTGTTTTAATTTGGTCTGCCTCACCTTTGATGTCGGTCTTAACCAATCCATCACAAGGCAACAGCTCTTTGGCGGCGGAGGCAGCAAAGTCAACGCATGCCTCAGCCATAACAGGGTGAACGACTTTGGAGGCTCCATCAAAGGTTGCGCCTCCAGGCGCGTCCTTACCTAAACCGGTACGGCGTAATCCTTCTTCGTACTGCTTGTCACGCTCAGAGCGTGCCTCTTTATCAACGTCGATAAAGTCTAAAAACTCGGTGGCAAGTGACTGAAGAACATCTTCATCAAACACTTCCGCTAAGTTCTCATAAAATTCTGGGTCTTGGTTAGGAGACTTTTTTTCTTGGTAGTTGACTACAACAGAGCCATCTTCCAACTCAATAATTTCTTCTTCCACCTCTTGTGAATCTAATCCAAGCTCATCCTCATAGGCCTGCATCTCAGCGTCTTGCTCTTGTGCTTTTTGTAAGTCTTCTTCGCGCGTGTCTAACGCAGGAAGATTTCCGCCAGATTGAATTGGTAGTTGTGGGTTTGCCATAGATTATTTATGTGTTTTTATTGGTGCCAATTCAGATACAGCTGAAAGTCCAAAATTTGGAAGATTTTCTTTAATACTCATTGGAGAAATTACGCGCTGTGCAATTGATTTACCTTTTCCTAAAAATGGTAAAGCATTTAACAAACCCATTCCATAGTGCATTGCGGCTCCAGGATAATCATTTTCTTTAGCGCTTTCATAAAACCCTTTTGCGGAATCCGCAATTCCTGTTGCATAATTAATAGGATTTAATGATTGTAAAAATAAACGGTCTGTTGCGTCTGCTCTTGGGCCACCGAACAAACGGTCTGCTGTTCTGTGGCCAATATGTTTTGCAGCCCAGTCGTGTACAGCTTCACTTGGTGAATTTTCATACGCCCTAGCTTCACCAAATTCTGGTTGTCCTCCGGCTGCAAAGTTTTGTGGAGTGTGTCCATTAACAATTAATGCTGCTTGCATATCGGCGGGTGATAAATTTTGTACATGGCCACCGGGAGCAAAGTGAGGCAATACGTTTGCCTGCTGCATTAGCATTTGTTGGGGTGTGTTTACCAGCCCGGGAGATGGATCCAAGGAAGCGCCCGCTTCTTCGAGCAATAGTTGGTGCGGGGATTTGAATGGATTCATAAGTTATCTCTATTTATAATAATGCAATAAATAAGCCTAATCCGCCCTATTGTGCGTACGGATTGACAAATCGTTTGGATGGGTCGCGGTCTGCGTAGTCATAGTCGCGTGCCGGCAACGGATCAAGCTGAATCCAGCCAGAGTCACGCAGGACACGTAGTGCCTGGGATAGTGAGTCTACGTAGTCATCATGCCCGCCTGCCTCTGGAAACGAACACACCTGGCGGACAAACCGTTTAGACCAGGCAGCAAAGTCACCTTTTTGTGTGGGGTCTTCTGGAATAAACACTTTGCCTTTTGCGACAATAGGCGCCACAATATTAAGACGCTGTACCTTGTCGGCTCTTCCGGGGTTGTATCCTCTTACCGGCACACCAGATCCTTGTAGTTCTTGGATTAAAGAGATACCGGCTGACTTATCTTCCATAAGTATAAGGTCTGCCTTTCGTCCTTTACCAAACTCATTATCGGCGCCGTAGACAACTTCTTTAAAGTCATTGATAACTTTACGGCGTAGCTCTGGGTAGGACAAGTGCTCATCCCAAGAGTCAAGCAGAATGATGGCCGTTCCTGCGTCTTGTTGTTCAAATATTCCCCAGACAGTACACGCCGTCGGGTCGTTCATGGTTTTCTCAGATGTCGCCGGATCGTAGCTGGCGATGACGTACTCTAGGTTTGGTGTGGGTCTATTTGATGG